TGACCAAACCAAACTTTTGAGGTTGACTCATGGGACTGAAATCCACCACCGTTTGCTTGGGATACCAGCAGATCACTTCGTTGTCTGCCGCAGCAGCGCTGACCGTTCCAAGCGGGGCCACACTGGCCATCATCACGCCCGAGACTCAAGCGGTGCGCTGGCGCGATGACGGCACCAACCCCACCAGCGCGGTCGGTATGCCCGTGCCCATCTCAACGGTGTTGTCGTATGACGGCGATCTGCAGCGCATTCGGTTCATTGAACAGGCTGCCAGTGCCAAACTGAACGTGAGCTACTACGCATGATCACCGTCCGCAACTCACCGGTATACGTCAACCGAGTCCGTCAGGACTGGATGGCCAATGGTGGGGTGTACGGCGACGGCGGCATCTCTGCGGGGGTGCCAGCAAACGATCCGTTTGCGCAGCTTGGTCCGACGCTTGACCTGGTGTTTGCAGGCGTACCTAACAACTTGGGTGAAAACGGAGACTCCATCAGTCTCAATTTCACTTCCGAGCAATACCAAATTGCAGAGCAGTACGTGGTCTGGGAGTAAAACATGGCACTCGTATCCAAAACCTTCTCGCAGATCATCACCTTCACCCGTGCCAGCACGGCCACGTACTTCGACAGCACGGGCACGCTGACCTCTGCTGCGGTTGACGCCCCACGCCTGGACTACAACCCCAGCACGCTGGCGGCTCAAGGGCTGCTGATTGAGGAGGCGAGGACGAACAGCATCCGCAACAACACGATGGTGGGCGCGGTGGCGGGCACGCCGGGGACGCTGCCGACGAATTGGACAATACAACCTTCAGGTCTGACACAAACTATTGTTGGCACCGGCACAAGCAACGGTATTACCTACGTCGACATTCGGCTAAACGGAACAACCTCAAGCACCTTTTTTAACGTAAATGTGGAGGGGTTTACAAACATTGCAGCCACAAACGCTCAAACGTGGGCGGGAAGCGTTTGGCTTTCGATTGTTGGGGGGTCAACTGCCAACATCATTTCAATGGCATGGAGCCTTAATCAATACTCAAGTGTTCCGACATATCTATCGACACTTGTTGGCACAAACCGCGTCTCCACAATTTCGTCAACACTGACGCGAATTACCGATACTTACACGACAAATAACGCATCAACGGCATTTGTTCAACCTCTATTGGCGATGCTGTGTGGCTCCGGTGTCGCCATCGACATCACCCTGCGTATCGGCCTGCCCCAGCTAGAACTCGGCGCGTTTGCCACCTCCGTCATCCCCACCACCACCACCGCGCTGACCCGTGCAGCCGATGTGGCTTCAGTGAATACGCTGAGCCCTTGGTATAACGCGACGGCGGGGACAATTTTTGTTGAGGCGGCAAACGCACAAGTGTCTGCATCGTTGTTCAGCACAGACGACGGTACGGCATCCAATCGCATCATCACCTATTTCAATGTGGCAAACAGCCCCGCTTTTCGGGTTGTTTCTGGCGGCGTAGATCAGGCCAACTTCTCGGCTGGAACAATCGCACAAAACGCCACATTCAAGTTGTCTACCGCGTACGCAACAAATGATTTTGCCGCATCTTTGAACGGCGCTGCTGCCGTAACTGATACGTCAGGAACCGTTCCGTCTGGACAAACTACTGCGCGAATCGGCTCAAATGTCTCCAGTGCTAATTTTATCAACGGCTACCTCCGCCGCATCACCTACTACCCCCGCCGCCTGAGCAATGCCGAGTTGCAGGCCATCACCGCTTAAGGAGCACCCATGTACCACGATTTCTTCCTGAAATTCGCTGACGAAGCCGAGGCCAACGCGGCGCTGTTTACCGAGCAGACCAACGTGCAAGACGATGTGGTCGAGACAGTCAAAGTCCCTCGCTACGCGGCGGTGGATGTCATCGGCGTGATCTACAAGCCCACGGGCAACGTGCTGCCTGCCGAGGACGAAAGCGGCGAAGCGGTGGACGAGATGGCTTCGATTGATGGCTGGCACGTCAACGTGCGCCACACCGACGAGGTTCCGGAGCTGGCACCGTACCAAGTATTTCCGGTAACGCCTGCGAGAATGTGGGCCTGATTCTGGTGTAATATGCACCGCAACCGTACTGGTAAGGTTTACCAGGGCTCAATTTGAGCATCCATGACTGAAGAAGTCCAAGTCCTAGCGGAAGTTGACCCCGCGCCGGCACAGGCAGCAACGGCTGCGCCTGATGTTGAAGCAAGTTCGCCGGAAGTAGCTGAGAACCAAGTCGAGCAAACGGCAGAGGAAAAGAAGTTTTCTCAAGCTGAGATCGACGCGATGATCAGCAAGCGCCTCGCAAGAGAGCAGCGAAAGTGGGAACGAGAGCAAGCGGCCAAGTTTGCAGATATGCAAACCCGGCAGCCCGCGCCGAAAGATGTTCCGCCAGTTGATCAGTTTGAGTCTCCTGAAGCCTACGCAGACGCGTTGGCGTACAAGAAGGCCGAAGAACTGATTGCCTTGCGAGACCAGCAAAAGGCACAGGCAGCGATTGCTGACGCCTACCACGACAGGGAAGAAGAGGCCCGGAACAAGTATGACGACTTTGAACAAGTCGCCTACAACCCGAGCGTCCGAATCACTGACGTGATGGCTGAGACGATCCGCGCTTCTGATGTTGGCCCTGATGTAGCGTACTACCTTGGAGCTAACCCCAAAGAAGCGGACCGTATCTCGCGCTTGTCGCCGTTCTTGCAGGCAAAAGAAATTGGCAAGATTGAAGGCAGACTGACCGACAATCCGCCCGTCAAACGAACTACGTCAGCGCCAGCACCGATCACACCTGTCACAGCCCGAAGCAGCAACAACCCGTCTTACGACACGACTGACCCGCGTTCCATCAAGAACATGAGTACGTCGGAATGGATTGAAGCTGAACGAGCCCGCCAGATGCGAAAGATGCAGGCACAAGCAAACCGCTAAGACTTGAAAGGAGCCCGCTGTGGCCAATAGTATTCTGACCATTGACATGATCACCAGGAAGGCCCTGGAGATCCTGGAAAACAACTTGGTGATCACGCGCAACGTGAACCGCCAGTACGACGACAGCTTTGCTGTCGAAGGGGCCAAGATCGGCTCCACGCTGCGCATCCGCCTGCCGGACCGCGCCCTGGTGACTGACGGTGCCGCTCTGCAAGTGCAGGACGACAACGAGCAGTTCACGACCCTGACTGTCAACAACCAGAAGCACATCGGCGTGAACTTCACGTCCGCTGAGCTGACGATGCAGTTGGATGACTTCGCTGATCGTGTGCTCAAGCCTCGTATCAGCCAGTTGGCCTCCAGCATCGACGCTGACGTCGCCAACGCCTTCCGCACCATCGGCAACTCTGTCGGCACGCCCGGCACCACGCCGGCCACCTCGCTGGTTTTGCTGCAGGCCCAGCAGAAGCTGAACGAGAACGCCGCTGTGATGTCGCCGCGGTACGCAACGGTCAACCCCGCCGCAAACGCTGGTCTGGTGGAAGGCATGAAGGGTCTGTTCAATCCCACCGACACCATCAGCAAGCAGTTCAAGAACGGCATGATGGGCACTGGCGTGCTTGGCTTCGAAGAAGTCAACATGTCTCAGTCGATCAAGCAGTTCACGACCGGCTCGCGCGGCGCTACCGGCAACACCACCTCTGCGGCAGTTACCGCTGAAGGCGCGACCTCCATCGCGCTGACCGTGGCGTCTAACGTCACCATCAAGGCTGGTGACGTGTTCACCGTGGCTGACTGCTTTGCGGTGAACCCGCAGACCCGTGAGTCCACCGGCTCGCTGTTCCAGTTCGTGGTTCTGGCTGACGTCACCGCCAGCGGCACCGCCGTCACCGTGACCGTGGCTCCGATGTACTCGGCCAGCAGCGCTCTGGCCACCGTCAACAGCCTGCCTGGCAACAGCAAGGCTGTGGTGTTCGTGGGTGCTGCCTCTACGCAGTACGCTCAGAACTTGGTGTACCACAAGGATGCCGTCACGTTCGCCACCGCTGACCTGCTCCTGCCCCAAGGCGTGGACATGGCTGCGCGTGCCGTTCACAACGGCATCAGCCTGCGCGTCGTGCGTCAGTACGACATCAACAACGACCGCATGCCTTGCCGGATCGACGTGCTGTACGGTTACAGCACCATTCGTCCGCAGATGGCCTGCCGTCTCTGGGGCTGATGACAATGGGGGCTACGGCCCCCAGTCTTACAACTGAACACTGAAAGGAAACTCAATCATGGCACTCCCTAATGGTGGCGGCGGCTATCAAGTCGGCGACGGCAACCTCAACGAACCCCTGATCGACGCGCTCCCCGAGCCGGTGTCGATTGCGGCTACTGCAACCCTGACCCCAGCACAAGTGCTGAACGGTCTGATCTTGGCCAACAGCGGTGTCACCGCTGCGGCTCAGACCTACACGCTGCCCACTGTGGCGGATTTGGAAGCCGTGCTGACCAATTCGGACAAAGTGGGCACTTCGTTCACTTTCCGTGTGGTCAACCTCGGCACGTCTTCCGCCACCGCGATCATCGCTGCGGGTACCGGCTGGACTGTCTCTGGTTCTCTGACCATGACAATCCCTATCACGACCGGCGCTGCGCTGCTTGCTCGCAAGAGCGCTGCTGGCGCTTGGGCGCTGTATCGCGTGGCTTGACGCATCGCGCGGCCTTCGGGCCGCGCATTTTTGAAAGGATTGATCATGCCTAATACCAAGGCTGTCGGCGTCGCGTACAGCGACCCCGAGTTTGAAAGCGTTACCGTTACGGGTGCGGTTGCTGTTACGGGCGCTGTTACCGGCGCTTCGGTTAGTGGGGGTACCGTCTATGCATCCAGCGAGTTGGGGTACACCGCAGACGCGCAGGGCACGGTGACACAGGCCACTGACAAGACCACAGCGGTAACGCTGAACAAGGCTGCTGGCCGCATCACTATGGCTGCCACGGCTTTGGCGGGCAATACCGCAGTGACTTTCACGATGAACAACAGTTTCATTTCCGCCAACGACTCAATCGTCGTGAACGTGTCGGGCGGCGCTACGGCTGCGGCGTATACGACCTACATTTCCAGCATGACTGCTGGTTCTGCGGTCATTGCGCTGCGTAACCTGACTGCGGGGTCGCTGTCTGAAGCGGTCATCATCAACTTCGCGTTGATCCACTGCGTGTAACGGAAAGGGGCTTCGGCCCCCTTCTTCTATGCCCATCATCTACATGAGACATCCGATCCACGGCGCTAAGGTAGCGACGTTGGAAATGGAAGCGGAATACGACGAGCGCAGCGGATGGGCGCGGTATACTCCCGATCAAGACGATGATGTCGAACCCGCGCTTGCAGTCAACGCTTTGACCGAGCGCACCCGCCGCCGTAGGGAGGTTGTCAATGTCCACCACAGCGGGTGATCAAATCCAGCGCGCCCTGCGTCTGCTGGGCGTATTGGCAGAAGGCGAAACCACATCCGCCGCCGTCATGCAAGACTCGCTGACGGCGATGAACCAGATGATCGACTCGTGGAACACCGAGCGGCTGTCTGTGTTCAGCACGCA